CCGAGTTCAGACATTGCTTTCTCCGACGATGTTGGAGTGTCGCAAACAGCCTTGACACAGCGTCAAGGCAAGATTTTTAGACCCCTGTCACGGTGAACGGATTTTGGATCATAACCTTGTCGATTGACAGGGTCATGGTGATCCGGACCGTGTCCTCACCTTCGTGGTCGATTTCTCCGGGGTCGATGGCGCTCGGCCAGATGCCGATGACATCGTAGCGGCGTTCGATGGACCCTTCCGGCGAGAACAGCGAGAACCAACCGCTCGCTTTGTACTGCGACGCGAGACCCGTCTTGCCGTTGCGCGGGTCGTGGACCGCATAGCTCCACGCCCACAGAATCTCGGCGATGTTGGTGTCGACGTAGTCGTGAAACACGAGCGAGAGATCGTCGTACGTCGGGATTCCGGCGAACTTACGCTTCTCGTTCAAGTATCCCATCTCGATCACACCCATCGTGCGCTTCGGCACCGGGAAGCTCTGGATCGCGAGCTTGATTTCCTCGCTTTGCAGAAGGTTCGTGTCGATGCCGTCACGTTTGAGGGTCGGCGGCGTGATGTACAGCAACCCGTTATTGGAGCGTTGCGGCTCGTGTTTGCCGTTCGCTCCAATATGGTTGGCTGTCAGGTTCTCAAGTGGCATTTCAGTTCTCCGTCGTGTGGGCCTTGACTACGTTCTCACAGTTTCACCGGACGCGGCTTATGGTGTCAATACCGCCTCAGTGAACTCAGCACCGACTGCCTGCAATGCGAAGTCGAGAATGATGCGCTCCGCTGCCTCGATGGGCTTCAACGTGATCGTGCCGCGCATGATCCGCTTCGCCCGTTGTGAGGGCGGGTTGGTGGTAGCGTTGCACGTCACCTTGAACACTTCGAGGCCCCGGCGTGAGGCGATTTCCTCAAGAACCGGGTTGCAGAACTGCTCGAACCTCTTCCACGACACAGGATCGTTCGGATCGAACACCAGCACCTTGACGGCACTGGCGCACAGCTTCTTGGCGTGAAGCAACATGCGGCGAATATGGACGCTCGCAAGCGCCGTTTCCGTACGCTGTAGTGTCTTGTTGCCGAAGATCACCGCTGCATCGACGCCCAAGGCCGGGAACTCAGCCAGCGGGTTGACGCGGTTGCCGGTGCCTTCACCGACCAGATCGTCGCGCTCGGTCAAGTCCGGGCTGTACTCAGCTTCGAGCGAGTCCGTCACACCGCGCACGTAACCGGCGGTTGCGAACCACGGACCGGCGACACGGTCATTCTCGGACATGTTCGCCATGATGAAGCCGCTCGGCGGCAGGAACACGAGAACTTTGTTGGTCTGATCGAACGTGCGCTGCCACGACCAGTACAGGGCCGCGTAGTTGCTGTCGATGGCGAGTGACGGCGAGTTGGGGATCGAGTGTGCCGCCCCAAGGCCGTTGTGCCAGTCAATGACTTGCTCGGTCGTGAGACCGAACGGTGGGTCGATGACCGCCAGCGCATCACCACGCGTCTCGACCAGTGTAATCATTGCGTCGATCACCGCCGTGTGCGTGATGCCGGGGACTGCGAGAAGGTTGAACTCGTAGCGGTCGCTGTTGAGCAGGACTTGAAGGCCCGTGCTGTTCTGGCCCGCATACGTGCCGATGTAATCGGTGCTTGCCAGCGTTGACACACCGTCAGCGCCCACCGTGCCACCACCCGTGCCAAGCGTGAAGTTGGCGAAACTCGGCGTGCCCGCAGAGAGCACGTCCAGAATAACGTACAGGCTCGGCACAGATTCACCGGGGATGCCGTCCTCGACGACCTTCTCGATGTAGCGAGCGTTGGTGCTGGTCAGCGAGAGGTTCGTGTAAACCTCTTGGAGAACCGCCGTCTCAGCGGGTGTTTCCGGCGGGGGTGCGAACACGAGCATGTCGAACCGGTCCGCCGGGGCTCCGCTCACAATGGTGTCGCGGAACTGGACGATGATGTTGTTGCCCCACGTGCCGGGCGACTTGGCGAATACGGTCATCACGTTCGTGCTGGAACCCGGAATCGCGTCCAGACCACCGCTCATGCCAGTGACCGTGATCTGTGCGCCGGTTTCGGTGATGGTCTGGTTGCCGATGAGACCCGCCACGTCGTTCGTGAGGGTCGCTTGCGGAACCGTGACAGTAGTGTCGACGGCAGTGATCGTGAGAGCACTGTTGTTGATCGCGGCAATGAGGTTCGCCATCGTGATCGCGGCAGTCGCACCGATCAGGACGCCGATGTTGCCGCCGCCGATGCTGCTGTTGTTGTCGAACTCGAAGGTGTACGCCGTGCCGTTTGCACCACCGGTGAACGGGCTGGCGCTCACCACGAGCGGGCCGCTGCTCAGGACCGCCGTGTAGGTGTTGCCCACGGTACCGGGCTGATCGGCAGTCAGGGTGAGACGCGGGTCGCCAACCGTTGTGTCGGCGGCAGTGATGTTGAGCGTGATGAGTGACGAATTGATCTTGGCAATCAAGGCATCACGCGTCGCGGCAGCGTTCGCACCGATAACGACTTGGCGCAACGTCGGGGTTTCGACAACGGATGCGTTGTTGTCGAACTCGAACGTGATGGTGTTCGTGCCATCGAACAGGATCAGGGTGTCGGCGTCGTCCGCGTTGACGTTGCCCACGAACGTCACGTTCGTAGTCGCCTTCACGGCTGTCGCACCGTCACGGATCGTGATGGTCTCGGTGTCCAGCGGGTTCGTGCTCAGGGTGAACACGATGGTACCGGTCGCGGCGACGGCGGGCGTGCCACCACTGGTGCCCGGAATCGTCCGGTCAGCGGTATCTTCGTTTCCGTCCGCGACGCGCATGTACAAGAGATTGTCTCCCTTGCGGAATGCTTGGATCGCGGATTGGATTCCGTAGTCGTTGGTGAGTGGCGGACCGAACTTTTCGATCAGTGCCGCCGAGTTGCTGACGCGGATCGGTGTGTTGAGCGGTCCCTTGGACGCGCCGCCGACCATTACAGGCCGGGCGAGACCAATCGCGGAACCGAACTCCGAGAAATCGAACTCACGCGTCAGAATGGACGGGCTGACTGCGGAACTTGGCATGATGAGACTCCCCTTGCTGGATCGCCGTTTTCTTTAGTCCTCTAACACAACGAAATCATCTGCATCTACTACGGGTTGCTGCGCGCCAGTTCACAAAGCTGCTGCGATCCGGCAATGACCCTGAGATTCAAGGCCCCGTGTGTAGGTGGTGATTTCTTCTTCGGCGATAGCCGCAGGGTTGGCGGTGCTTGGCAGGGAGCCCTTGGCCGGGATCACGACTTCCCGGAGTACGCCATCGGGCTTCTGCAAACTGATTCTCAAAGTCTGATTGAGCATGTTCTTGATACGAACGTCTTTGACCGCCTTCGGCGCGGGTGCGCTTGTGACAGTCTTGACGGAATCTGACTTGCTCGCAGTTTTCTTTGCCATGTTCAGGGTCCTCTTGACGCTGTGTCAACCGATTTTAGGCGGGTGCGCCTTGGTACTCGAATCCGTTCACCAACGGCGCTCCGATGTTCGCCCCTAATTTCCTCAACTGCACGTTCACAAAGGCTGCTGGAAGTCCCGGTACGGTACAAGTAATAGTCGTGTTATTCACTACTAAAAAGCCTGTAACGGACACACCACCAAAATGAACGTTGTCCACTCCCGACGTTTGAAAGGCCGTCCCTGTGATCGTTACTGCTGTTCCCAAAAACTCCGGACCAAATGCCGGAACCACGTTCGTAATCGTCGGCGGTGCGGGCGGGTCAGCAACCGCAAAGACGTGTGTCGTGGGCGCGACAATCGTCGCCCCCACTGCACCCTGCAACACCAAGTTCACCGTCTGGTCGGCCATGCCACGTCCTGATTACCTCACTGATGATACCAACTCGACTACGGTGCGCCAGCGTCTTTCCGTAGTCTACGCGGCCAAAAACTCTTCAAGGATGTCGGTCAGTTCCGGCACCGTCATCCAGAAGCCCTTCTGGCTGGACTGCTGGATGATCGCCATGACACGGGCGTCACCGAACTTCACAATCAATGTCTCCGTGGGCCGAATACGCACAAGCGGAGCGTCCAATTCGACGACATCATCCGTAGGGTTATAAATCATTGACAGACCGTCAACGCCAAGATCGTACCGCTCCAACCCCCCGGCCAGCGGCTCAGTCGGTTCCTTAGCTGCCAGAATTGCTTGCACTGTCGGGTACAAGTCCGCCATCGCTATATCCCGTAATAAGTTTTGACCGCCGCAATGAACGCCGCGAAGTCCACGTGTACGCCCATCGTGTCGGGGTCTCCATCAAAGTACCAGTCAAACGGACATGCGTAGTTACCTCGACCCATCTGAATGTTGCCACCATCGGGCGACCACGTTGCATCCGCACCACTCGTGGCCTGCCACGCGCCACCGTTGATACTGACTTCAAGTTCGGTTGTGGACGCATTCCAGCGCCACGCGACCACCGCGTACGTTCCATTCGTCCACGCGAGACTGTCCACCGTCACGAAGGCAGAAATAAATCCGAAGGCATTTACTTTTGTACCGCCCTCTGTGCGGCTGGCTATGGGTGCGTTTATCCCGATCCGCATTATGGCGATGTTGTCCGTTACGGAGTTCCGCTTGATGACCATTACACGGCCAAAGTCCCTACCCGCAAACTCACCGGACGCAAGCAACGGAACATCACTGCTGTTGTAATACGGTGCTGCCGGGCTGATCGACTGGCTGGTTATGTAAATCGCGGGTTTGCCGTTTGGCGTAGCGTGCGTGCTCGGTGAGTAAAGAAGATAGAGATTATCAAACACGTAATCCGCTGCACCGCTCGCTTCGACGACATCGATGCGCTTGATCGCCTCACCTTCGGTAAGTTCCGCCGGGTCGGTGCCCGCTTGATCGTCCCATATCGTCGTCAACTCGGCGTCCCACCACGTACCGCCCGTACCCTCTGCCGGGTGCGGTAAGCTGGTAGGAATAATCTCGACGGTCTTGATCGTCCCGCTCACGTCGCCGGGATTGAACGTAACCGTCTTGGGGTTTGGCAGATAATCGTAGTCATCCCCCTCAACACCCGTTCCAGTGCCATCGTCGAACACGTCAACCGTGGCCGTAACCACGAGCGGTTCCCCGTCCGACGTGAGCATTTTGACCGGGATGTCCACACCCCCGGCGTCGCGCTCACCCGTGGATGAGGCCGTGTCAAATTGCACCGTTACGGTTTGCTCCACCACACGCAATTCCAGATACCCATTCCGGGCAAGCTGGCGCGTATAGGGAGTCAACGTCGCTTCGGGGATAACGTCCGGGAACTCATCGTTCGGCAACTCTTCCCCAACCCGCAACGTCCGGGCGACGACGGGCAAGTCCACCGGCTTCACAGAAATCAGCAGGGCTTGATCGATGCTGTTGATGATCCGGATGTTCGGCATTTAGATCGTGTGTCCGTTGTAGTGACCATCGTAAGGAATCAAGTACACTTGCGAGACCGCAACGGCGTTCGGGAATCGCAACACCATGTCCGCGACTTTTGGCTGGTTCATCATCACCACACCCGCACCCGCAACGAAGTTCGCGCTGTCGACCGCGAGCGTGCGACTGAACGAAGGCACCGTCAGATCGTTGTCCAACGTGAACGTGACCGGCCCCGGCGTGCTGGTCAGCTTGACAACCACAAAGTACGGACGGTCCTCAAGCCCATAGAACTCGTAGCGCGTGTCGACGCCAACAATCTTGGTGGGGATCGTGATGGGCGTGAACGGCACAATGTAACGCAGATCGAACTGACTGACATTGATCGACTGTGGCGTCACCGGGCCGATGCCGACGATCTTGCCGAACACAAGGTCCTCATTGACGAGGAAGAACTGGTGGAACTTCTTGCCCTGTGGAGCAGCGGGCAAGTCCAACACGTACGCTTTTGACAGTGTGTCAGCCGAGTTCTGCGAATCCTTGGTCGATACCTCAAACTTGACAGGCGCATCGGACGTGTAGTTGAACGAAAATCCAACGAGCGCGTACCCGTCCGTCAAGTCCAGTGGGATCGCGAACAATTCGGCCTTGTCCGCCGGTGCCGTGACGACGATGTCCAGCGATTCCTTACCATCGGACGTATTGACCGTCGCATCACCCTCAACCGTCCATAGACGACACACGAGCGACGGCGGGATCACGTTCTGACCCGGCCAGAGGTTGCATGACTGCTTGTACTGCGGCGGATGGAGTTCATTGACCCCATCCATCTTCCACTCACCCTCGATGTAGTAGATGGGGATGCCGATGCCAGTACCATCCGCGTTCCCGCACGCGTCCGCAATGCCGGGAATCTCGTCCGGGAGCACTTCTGGCATTGTGACCCACGTACGCAGCGTGACCGTGAACTCGCTCCGGACCCAACGCGGCTCTTCGCCTTCCAGTTCCGACAAGTCAGACAAGTCGCCGGTCAGTTGCAGCCGTGCGGTAATCTCTCCCCACGGTTCCTTGTGGATCACGGGTATGAACGTCTCACGAATGGTCGCTCCGATGTTGCCGAACTCGGACATGAACCATTCCATGAAGAAGGCTTTACTGAACTCCCGGTTGGCCCAAAAGGTAACGGTGTAGTCGGTCAGCCACGTCTTAGGCCAGCGGTAAAAGACGTACCGCTTCTTCTCGCAGTCATAGAACCCCTTCCGGTACACGAACGGGACGTTCGACAACTCCGGGTCAGGGCGCGGGTCAAGCCGTTGCCAACTGAACGCCGGGAGTGGCAGGACCGCGAGGTTGTCGTCCAGTTTGTCGCGCAAGGCTTGCCCGGTCTCGGACGGGACCCAATTCTGGCCCACGAGGGTGTCGACAATCTTCGCGAACGCCCGGTCCGGGCTGGCCTTGACGCGGATGATCGGATGGGCTTTCTTTTCCGGGATGATAATGGCCGCGTCGAGCGGATTTTCAATCTTGGGGTAGTCGACGAGCAGCTTCCCCAACCACGTCCAGATAGCAAGGTCGTGGATGCGGACTGTGTCGTCAAACGTGTACGGTTCGGCCACTTACGATTCCTTCGGGCGTTTCCCGTTCAGGGTAAAGAGCACTTCCCCAATATCGAACTTCTTTTCCACCAGCGAGCGCATGTACTCGCTCACTTCCAGCATCTCCGTATCGGCTCCCGCCGGGCACGACATGCCGGGCGGCTGGCCGTAAACCTTTTGATCCAGATAGACACGTCCACGCACTACGGTATCTATCGCGTCGGTCGCTGCCTGCACCATAATCTTCTTGCCACCGATCAGCACCACCAGTGCATGTACTGCCTGATTCTTCAAGTACGACGGGATGATCTGACGGTCCAGACCTTCCAGCCGAACATGCCGTGACAGCTTGACTCCGAAACCAAGTTCCAACTCGGCTTCGACCGTCAGGGCGTCCACGATGCGGACCGTCCGGGCGTTATGCAGCTTTGGTAGTAGTTCCATTTCCTTGCCTTCCGCACGATGAGCGGTGTTTGTGTCGGGCTAACTGCCCTCTCGGTAATGTTCAGCACTGATTACGACGTACAAGCGCACGTTGGTGTTGAACCAATACCCATCGCGTGCCTTCTTCAAGACGGTGTACCGCTCGCCGTCCCACACGAACTGGTCCCCGGCGTCAACCCGGATGCCAAAGCGATCAAGGTGCGACACCGGGACCGTGACGATGATGTCCCGGATTTCATCGAAGCCCCACTTCTTCAACTGGCGTTCCTTGGCGTCCCGTCGAATCTGCGACCGGAGCAAGTAGGGGCCGTCATATTTCTCGCGCCCGTTGACACTCTGTAAAGCCTTTCCGTGCGGCTGCGTCCACTTACCCGTCGCGGCCACGGTCTCCGGGACGCTCTCGCCCCACAGAGGATCGAACTTGGTCGTTCCCGGCTCGCCAGACAGGACGTTAGGGTTCACCACCAGACCCTCAAGCGCCGGGGTCGGGAGTTTCTTGAGTGGGTAGTATTCGATCTGCGGGCACTGGTGGGTGTAAAGGTCCTCGATCATCCGCACTTGATGCAGAAGGTCCTTGGAGTCTGGTTTCGGAAACTCGGTGTACTCAAGGACGCCGCCGGGAAGATACGGCTCGAACACCGATGCCGCGCCGGTGATGCACACGAGCACTTCCCACGTGGGGATGGAGATGGCAAGCAGGGTTGCGTCGACCGCCTGTGCCACGAGCCCGTACACTTGCCCCGGCACAAGCCCTGTGATGGTGAACGAGCGGCTTACACGGCCAAGATTGTCGGTCACGTCCGTCAGAACATCCGCGACGACGTAGTTCGTTGGTGCATACCCCACTTCATTGCGGAGCCTGAACCGAACGATCACGTCCGGGACGCCGGTCGGGACGCGCACAGTGCCGGTCACAGTCCCGGATGCGTTCGATTGAAACGTGAGAATCTCTGACGCTGTTGGGAGCGTCTCGGAGAAACCCTCAACGAAAAGTTCCAGTGGGGTTGGGGGCACGCGTTACTCCCTGACTGTGTGTCAACGACCCCGTAGCGGTGCCCCGATTCGCCGAAGTGACTCGGACCGGATGTCCCGCTGGATCAGACGGCGAAGGTCCACAGCGCGACCCCGCATAGCGTCAAGGTGAATCTTCCAGTGCGGACGCGGCGGAATCTTCATCTTCCGCGAGCCCTTCTCTTGCACGAGCGCGACCTTATAGAGCGGGTACGGCACGACATGGTTGTCGAGGTCCCGCGCCAGACTCAGGCGATGGAACCCGACATGGATCGTAGTCTGGAACCGGCTGTCACGACGCTCGAACACGTCGATCTTGCGGAGCATATGCCCGGTGGCGATCATCACGCGCCGGTCCGCCCGCTTGGAAACTTTGCGGCGATAATACCGGGGTGTCAGAGGATGGATGTCGAATGAACGGAACCGCTGGCCCTTCACTTCATTGACGAAACGATCACGCTCCACGTGCGCCCATGCGAGCACGCGCCCGTGCGTAACGTCGACCGCGATCTCGCCCACCTTCTGCAAGATTCGCGGCACGTTTGGAATATGCGGCTGTTTGAACGTGATCGGCATTCAGGGCAGTCACTACTCAATTTCCGGGATAAGTGGGCGTCGACGTTTCTTGATCTCTTCCAGCAACAACGTGAGTTCTTCCTTGGCCTCGTCCTTCAACTCGCGACCGTCAGTCTCAGCCGATCCACCATCGGGTATCAGGATGCCGCCGAACTTGCTGCGCTTCCGGCCCACGATCTGTTTCGCCAGTGCCGTCGTGTGGCGCATGAACCAGTCAACGTCACTAGACGGGATCATCAGCAATCCCGTCGCGGCATCGGTGTCAGGCGTGTAGTGGAACGTGTACGTGTACATGCAGTGGTACGGGGAAGCGATGTCAATGTACAGCACCACGATCCCGTTCTCGACTCGCGCACTCCATTCGGGTTCCACGGACCCGATCCGGCGATACATCTCTATGCTCTGGCGACGCTGGTCGTACTCCCCGAACGTGTCGCCCTGTGGGGTCAGGCCAAGCGCGTTGTAGTAGAAAGGGTCAAAGGGGTCGCCGGTGAAGTTCGTCTTTTCGACGAATCCAACTGCCACGACCCCTTGGATACCCTTGTGATCTGCCGCCGCGAGTTCATACCGCTTCTGTTCCGAAACCACACTTAGGCTCTTGTGGCCCCGACCGGGACGGTTGCGGTTATAAATGCGAACCGTGTCCTTGATGCACTTCTCAACGTCAGCTTCATCCAACTCAACGTCAAGGCTGGTCCCGCCGAGACCGACGAGAATCTCTTCCTTGATGTTGTCGAACGCGAGTTCGGTGTTTCCGACGCTTTCAGGCATCTTGACACTCCGTCAACTACTTAGTCCGAGAATAGCGCGGCCTCAAGTCGCTTGAGCAACTCTTTGGGCGTGCCTTTAGAGTCAATCTTGTTGGCCTTTGCGAGTTCGATCAGATCGTTCTTCTTCATAGACCGAAGCTCGTCAAGAGTGATCTCAACCTCTTCGTCAGCGTCGTCAGAGTCCGCTTCATCCGGATCGCTCTTGTCGGCCTCATCGGAATCATTGTCCTCGACAGTGTCAGGCTTTTTCGTGTCGACAGGATTGGGCTTGGGCGGTTCCACGGGTTTAGCTGGCTTGCCCACTGGCGCAACCGGCGTAGCAACCGTCTCAGCCTTCTTGGCTTCGGCGCGAAACGAATCTGGACTCTGCCCACCTTCCACAGCGGATTGAGCCGCCTTGTCGCGTCGAACCATCTTGGACGAGAAGCCGTCCTCGTCGCTGTCCGGGTACACGCTCAGAGGGCCGTAGGGCGCTTTGAACATTGCCCAATGGGTTCCTTCCAGAACGTAAACCCCGGCCCCTTGCTGGTGCCGAAGGTGGAACGGTCCGACGCCGACGTTGCGCTTGTTCTCGTCGAACACGGTGACGGTCGACGGTTGCAAGTTCACGAATCGAAGCGGCGGTACTGCTTGCGTTGCTGCCATGTTGTAACCCTTTCAGTTATGGGAACGATGATCCCTAGACGTGAGAGCCATTCTAACAACCCGGCACACGGGCGCAAAGCATTCAACTACGCTCTGACGGTGTGTCAAACCAGTAAATGAAACAGGGGGAGCGTGCTCGCTCCCCCTGTTGGGTTGTACAGTTGAACCACCACTCCGATTACGGGAGCAGCGAGATTCGGGCGTACATGTCCTTGTTGACCATCTTGGTCGCATAGCGAGTCGCCATGCCCTTCTGTGCCACCATGTCGGCCAGCACAGTCGTGTCGGTGGTGTAGAGCAGTTGGTAAGGCGAGTAAACAAAACCCGCTTCCCAAAAGTTGCTGCCCTTGAAGCCCATGAGGATGTTGCCATCCGCTGTGGCTCCGGGTTCCTTGTCGAGATGGATGTCCTTGTACACGCGGTAGCGGTTCATCAGCGTGCCGATGAAGTGGACACCCTGCACGTTCGCCGGGCGCGGGGCCGGGACAAACATGCCGCCGGGGAGCGACTCGATGAGGTTCGCGGCACCTTCGTCGACCACGAGCCAGTTGCCGTAACCCTTCTGCGTCCGACGCCAGATTGAGTTGTCGGCAGCGCGAAGGTTGTAGATGAAGTCGCGGAAGTGTTCCTGCTGGCTGTACTCAATCGGCCCGGTGATTGCGAACGTCGACGCCACGGGAGCGACCGACCAGATTTCGGAGATGATCTGGCGGGCGATCTCGAAGTTCAACTGTTCGGCTGCGCCCTGAACCAACTGCGGTTCGAGGGAGACGCCGAACTCCGCGAATACGTCCTGCGAGGCTTCCAGCGTGTAGTTCACACGCAAGGCGCGACGCTCGGTCTCGACCGTGCTCGTGGTGATCTTCACGTCGACCTGTGCCAGATCGGATGACCCTTCCGAGTCCCACCGATACGTGGCGCGGTTGGTCGTGGCGGTCGTGAAGGTGTCACCCGCGAGGGTGATGCTCCATGCGCCGCTGACGTAGTTGATGCTGGACGAGGCGACAGTGCCCGTTGCACCGGCGGGGATGATGAATCCGCCGTTGCCGTTGTCGACGAACACCAGCGCACCGTCCGCCGTGGTCGTGAGCGTCAGCTTGACAGTCGCGGGGCGAACGCCGCCGCCGCTGCTGAACTCAAGCGTGCCGCTGACCGTGGCACCCGGAGCACCGAGAGCCGCGATTGCTTCCTTCTCGACCACTTCGTTCGAGAAGTTGAAGCCGCTGTCCTGTTTGCCGACGTTGGCGTCGAACAGCTTGGAGCCCTTGGAGTAGCGGCCCTTGCCGCGACCCACGATCCAGTCCCAATAGACAACCGTGGCGACACGGCGAGTCGTGGGCTGGACGCTGACCAACTCGTTGACCGGGTTGGACGGGAAGCTGGCGCGGATGATCGGGAACAAGTAATCGGACCAGCCACCGACCAGTGCGGCGCGGGTGGTTTCGTCGATCACGAAGTTGCCGTTGCTGTCCTTGCGAGCGCGAGCGACTTGCGCCATCCAACGCTTGCTGTTTTCCATCAGCAACGCGGTGCAGGCGCGAAGGTAGTCGTCCGGAATACGCATGTCCACGATTTCGGTTTCCTCGAAAAACTCGCGGAAGCCGCCTTCGGACTCAGGAGTCTCGGACAGGCGCAAGCCTGCCTCGATCACTCCCTGATAGATGCCTTGATTGGCGAGAATCATGTTTGGTTCCCCTGAAAAGTTCGATTGGTACTTGCTCGTAGTCTACGAGGGTACCTTTTTTGTTCCTGCCGACAATGCTTGAGCCGCCAATTTCGCACCATGCGAAGCGGGGGCTGATTTTGTCTGCTTGTGTGCGGACCCTTCCGACTCCACAAGCATCCCGACTGGCAGACTGGTTCGGGACACAACGGGGAACGAACGGGCGTTGGATTCAACATCCGCACGCTTACGTTCGGCTATCGTGGTAATAAGCCGGTCAATATGCGACCGCGCTTCTGACGGTGTGTCAGACCGTTCAAGCAAGTCCCGGTACTCCCCTAACTCCGGAACTTCCGTGACCGCCTCATCGATCACTGCCCCGACCTTATCCTCAACTTCCTGTTGAGACTGTTCGGCAAGCAGAAACTCGCTGAGTGACAACCGCGTTTCCAAGTCGTTCCTGCTGGTCTCCGACTCCGCAAGCTCGGTTTCGAGCGTGAGTAGTCGTGACCGAAGCCCCTCGTTCTCTTCCACGAGTGACTCACTCCGGGCACGTTCGGTCTCGGCCTCTTCGACCGCTGCGACCATACGACGCCGGATGCTATCCACGTGCGCCCGCGTACGCTCTTCGGTGTCCCGCTCGGCTGTATCGACTGCCTCAGTCAGAACCGCGTCAACATGCGAATCGCTGGTCGATTCACGCAACTTGTGGGCAAGCCACTTCGACATCGCGTTCCGTTGCTCGTTCGAGACAACATTCGCGCCTGTCGACCGGCCCGCCTTCAAGAACATGACCACCAATTCCTTCGCGTAGTCGAGACGTTCAGACTCGGTCAGTTCGTCAACATTGACCTCGCTGAGACGCGAGGCTTCGGACAGGAAGTCCGCAACCTCTTCCGTCACGTTCGCTGACACTGTGTCAGGCGACTCGGACCCTTCTTTCGTGGAGTCGTTCACTTTCTTGACCGGGGTTGGATACGCCCCCGGCGTTGACGGGTTCATCACCGCGTCGAAAGTGACGAGCACGAAATCCTCTTCATTGACATTCCCGTCTGACCGGATCGTACCGGACCCACGGGAACTCACGCCCCACCGGACACCCTTGCGGGTGAACTCTTGCAGGATATGGCCGTTGGGTGTGTCGAGAAGTTCACTCTTGCCCCATACTACGCCATCTTCGCGAAGTTTCAGGGCTGTGTTGAGCAGAGCAACTTCCTTGCCGTGCGTGCGACCGTCCGCCGGGTGCTCCAAGTGGCCGACCATGCCGCGTTCCTTCACGGATTGCTGCACGGCGGACTTCTGATCGGCGATCAGGCGCTCCCACAGCTTGCGGCTGTAGGTGCGCTGGTTGGCATTCTTCACGTCGCTGCGCTGGTACGGGCCTTCGACGTACATCGTACCGGCGGGCAGCTTGACTTTGGTGGAATCGGGAAGTTCGCGCTCGATCAGATCAAGCTGATCGTAGTTTTCCACGATCTTCACTGACGTTGTGTCAAGCGACTCATTGAGATTGTTGGGTTTGCCGATGAAGAAGTAAGCGCGTTTACCCTTCTCAACGCTGCCTTCCATGACCGGCTGGATAACGTACGCGACTTCCGGGTACATGACGCATCCGTCGTGTCCCTTTGAGGGATCGTCGAGGATGCCTTCCATCAGCAACTTGCGCGACATGACTACCCCTTCACTTACGGCAACGAGATCGGCAAGGTCTCACGTTCGTCCTGAAACAGATCAGGCGCTTTCGGGTTCCGGTCAAACAAGGCAATCGTCCGACCGTCTTTGAAGATTCCCTGTGCTGACCCGTACTCCCTAGCTAGGTCCAGCGTATCGCAAAGCATCTTCTTGTAACCCCACTGCTCGAAGTACGCCATGATCCCTTGGATGTCACTTCCGAGATCATAACTACTCTGGCGTACATCGTCCACGTACATCGTGTATCGCGTCGAGTCCCGGTTATACGCAATCACTGCGAATGTTCCGGGGAGTTTCTTTGGCAATGGGGGGCGATCCCGCCGACCCTTGCCGGGCAAGGCACCCGGTACGTCACTATCCTTTCGCGGCGGCATCATCGTCGCGCTCCGGTGGTGTCGGCGCGGGCAATGACACACGGTCACGACCACACACCGGGCAAGTGGAAGGATAACGACCGGGGTACACCGGCATGGGGAAGCCGCAATCCGGGCACGTGTCCCGGCTGCGCTGCTTATTCAGGGCATTGACTACGCCCGCTGAGAAGGCTTCGTCCACGGCTCACTTACCCTCGGTCAAGCTGCGGCGATGCAGTCAAGTTGGAACGCTCGTACTCTTCGAGCTTGCCCATCCAGTACGCGATGGAAACGTGGCCGAACGGACGGCTCGTCCCTTCCGGCGTAGTCACAGAATGATTCTCTGGCAGCGCCATGAGGCGCAAGTACCGCTGTGTCGCTTGAAGTTTGATGATCTGCACAATCGCGCCGGGTTGCACGAGCAGGGTTGTGACAGCGGTGCCGCCCGACGTGACGAACTCGTTGAAGGTCAACGGAGCCGTACCACCGAGCATACCGACGACGACGATATTGGCGCTGGTCTCCAACAGGGGCACGTTTCCGACCACGCCGGTCTGACGGTTTGTCAACAGGACTACGGGCGCGGGGGGAGTGAATCCGCCGTGCTGTACCGTGAAGTCCTCTGCGTCGATGAAGAACGCGCCTTCACTGGCGCGGACGTTGATTGCGTCGATGAGGTTCCGCAACGTGGCCCGAAGATTTCCGTACAGAGTGGGCTGGTTGCTGACGATGACGACTTGGCGAAGGATCGGCGTGTTGACCACCGAGTTGTTGCTGTCGAACTCGAACACTACGGCGGCGTTCGTGCCGTCATTGATCGTTACGGTCTCTGCGTCAACGATGGCACCGTTGAACGTGATCGTGCCCTCTGCCCCGGCGAATGGGTCAGTGGCAGGATCGTCCGACCCGTCCATGCGGAAGGTGAAGGGCGTGATACCTTCGTTTTTGATGGAAATGAAAAGAGGCGAGCGGAAGTCACCTACACGCTCGATTGCCGCGATAAGGTTGATGTCCCCCGGACGAGTCCGTTCGCCCCGACCACTGATCTCAAGGTCGAGGGTACGGATAACATGCTCGCGCTGTCCCAACGTATTCTGTGGCACGGCTCTCTCCCTCTCCCTAATGGCCTCTCGCGTACCCTCTGGCCCCCCGCGTTATGCGGGGGGCCAGAAGATTGACACACCGTCACCAGTTCGGGCAAACGCAGGCAATCCAAACGGCGAACTACGAGTGCTTGGCGATTAGTTGTCGCCGAAGCCGCCGCCGAGTTCGTTCTGGATGTTGAGCAGTTCCAGAATCTCGTTGCCCTTGATCGTCACGCCGACGCGATCACCGCCCGACGCACGGACGCGCATGAACTTGTCCGTGGTAGCGCGGAGCAGGATCGTGTGTTCGCGTGTCGTCCGGGGCGCGATCACGACGTTCGTGACCACTGCGAGGTTGTGTGCCACCGTCAACGCGATGTACGTGATTCCATCGGCGGAACGCTCGATGGTGTACGTCACGTCGCGGGTCGAATCCGGGGCCTCGAACGTCAGTTGGAGCTTGCCGCCAACGTTGCCCTTCTGGCGGAACTCCAAGACCGTGCCGATGGCGGTCGGTGCGCCGAACTGATAGTGCGAGCCCTGTGCAACTTGTCCCTGTGGCATGATCGATCTCCGTAATTGACCTTATGGACTGTGACAGCGTGTCAAAGCATGAGCATAATACTACCCACGAACTAACTCAACAGCAATATCTTCAACGCTTCCTTTTCGCGATCCAACCACCGGGGTCCCAAACGTCGACACCCCATAGGGAGTCCGTTCCGACACCCACTTGACGAACTCCGCAACTCCCGCCGGGGAGCCCTCTTGCCACTGTGTCATGTACGGGGCCAGCCAGCCGTCCTCGTCGTACACCGCCGCGTTACCGCGTTCATCGACTACGAGCGAGTCGATTTTTATTCCAGCCTCGTCGAGCAGGACCACGCCACCAATCTCACGAAGGCCCGACGAACGCTCGCGCTCTTCGGCTTCAAGGTCCGGGCGCGGGCGGGTGAGCGTGTACCGGAGATACTCAGCGACACGGTACCGACGCTCATTCTCCATCAGGCGCTTCAATCCCTTGATATACGAACCACGGTTGTAGTCCGCGTCGTTACGCCAGAACTTGTACTCCGCGTACCCATCGTCCTGTGGTTCGAGCAACGTCAACCGGTATTCGCTGGCGTCACCCAAGTGCGGACCCGACACGCCCAACACGAGACGCTCTGACACAATGTAAATGCCGCTCCCCGGCTGAAAGTCGCCAGTCCACCACGGGAACGTCAGGATCATCGCACCGGGACCAGCGACCGTTGGGATCACCATGTCCACGATGAACCGTTGCCCGGTCCGGAGAACGTCGAGGCGATACCCCGCCATGAATGTTTCGTAGTAGGTCACGATACGAACACCTGATCGATAGTGCGGCCCTGTGCGAAGCTCGTCCAGCCAAGTGCTTTACAGAACGCCTTCACTTCCGCCAACTCGCTCGTCGTGCAATACGCCAGATACAGATACTCGCGAAGGTCGATGTCGTGACGGTAGTTCAACTGCGGATGCGATCCAGAACTGATCGAGCCAGAGAATACCAGATTGGCCCACCGGTCCAGAGAAAAGATGCGTTCAACCCCATCACGACCGAACGTGTCACCGGTACCGACGAAATACACGTCAGTCCGCAACAGGATCGTGCGGTCGAAGTACAACGTGCCATGCCCGCCCTTCTTCAAGGGGGACAACACTCCGAACAGACCTTGAGAGCCCCCGTAGCTAAGGTCCGCCGGTGCGCTGGCCCCGCTCTTACCGAACGGGACGCCATAAAACGGCTTCACGTTGTTGGACATCAACGCGCCATTCTTAGACATGTCTTTCAGACCCGGCAGGATCGCGCTGTAAGAGAGCAGTCGGTGCGCGGGGTACACGTTCTTGGGTAACTTCTCGTCGAGGTCCTTTGACGTTATGTCAACACGCAACGTGCGATTGAACCCCGCGCCGCGAGTATAATGCGGCTCAAGGGTGTAGTTCTCCAATTTCTCAAGGTCCCCAACCTTGACCTTCAAGTTCTGCGCGACGAACGCTTTCACGGACGACAGGGCGTCCTCGTCGTTGCCTGCCTTGTACGCGGTCTCCGCAACCACAAGAATCGGATCGGTCACGGCAGTGTGATAGGTCGAATGCGGCGTGACGGTACCCTTGCCCTGCAACAGAGCCGCCTGATTCATCCAGTACGCAAACTCCCGGTCGATCTTCATGGCCGGGCGCATCTTAGCCGTCGTGGCACGCTCAAACATCTTCATCAAGTGGGCTACCGACATGGCATTGGGCGGCAACTGGATCAGACCCCACGTTACACCGTGAAATCCACGCAAGCCCTCAGCGGTCGCACTCTCTCCGTACGACTTGCTCGCATCGATACCGCCCGTTGGAGCCGCCATATAGATGACAGCTTCGGTACCGGGGTCGCGGATGATGAACTGGCTCTGCGCCGCCGAGTTGTCGATAGGCTTATTACCCGTCAACAGTTTCGGGTAGTCACCATTCACGCCGGGTTCAAGACGCGGGTATTCAGCACCACCGGTCTTGAACGTAACCTTCAACCCGTCCTCGATCTCTTCGGCCTTCTTCTCTGGCGGGGCTTCCTTCTTGACCGATTCCTTCACGACCGCGTACTGCTTCATCGTCACGCTCGCCTTACCCAAGTTATCACTCGGATGGGCGTAAATGTCCGCGATGGTATCGATGTACCCCATATACTGCTGTGCCATCTTGGCAAGGTCGCTGTACTTGTCGTTCGACAACGGATGACGCGCCTTCGGGTTCGCATCCGCCTCAGCGAGCAAGGCGACAAGGTCCGCCTTCTTGCCGATTGCGGGCTGGACCTTCTCCGACTTCAACGAAAGGTCGCCCTGATCGGCCAAGTGGTAGTTCAAGTGGCCGATGGCAGTCCGGATGATCTCGAAATACTTGTTGATCTCGTCGAGTTGAAGAATCTGGTCCGATGTCGCGTACCCCTGCTTCTCTTTCGTCGCGGCCTGCATTGCAGCGGTAGACTGTGACTGCTGAACCGTGGTGAGCAGCTTGTTCTTGTCGAGACCCGCACGCTTGAACAGGCTTGACACAATGTCAACACCCCACTTGGGACTGACGCGGAAATGCACCAGCGTCCCCAACGTGCCATCCGGGAGACGCACGCCCCGCACCATCACTTGATGGTTCTCAATCGCGTCGCGGTCGATCTGCACGCACTTGCCTTGCCACTTCGCGTCAATCGCTTCCTGAATGACCGTCGATTCCTTCGTCGTGAACGCCATGTCGCTCGGCTCAGACACGAACACAGAACCCGCACCACCGATGCCCGGCCACTTGAACGAGGACTTCAACTTGGTGAGAACTTCGGTCCAGTCATCCAGTAGTGCATCCCGGCGCTTCTTCAATCCGGTCAAAACGTGCTTGCGCTCGGCAGCACTGGACGACCGCGCCACGAACACCGGCTCAAGGATCATCGCCACTTGTGCATCAGTCATCGACTGGATGCCCGTGATCGTCGTCCGCATGGAAACGAACGCAATGTCCGGGATCGTCGCCTTATCGCTCTCCCACTTGATGAGCAAGCCCTTGGCGTAGTTCGAGCCCACGTTTCCGGGCGCGTGCCAGTGCGGGTCGAGCGATTCCGGGACCTTCTCAAACAGGAACTTGAAGCTCTGTCCACGGTCAATCGGCACCATCTTGTCGCCGACCTTCAACCAGTTGCCAGAGTGGCCGTCATGGTCGCCCACAAACATGTCAAGTACATGCTGGCCCAACACGTCCGCCATCTGTGACGCGTCAAGATCAGCGGCATCGTGCGACACGGACTTTGCGTCCGACAGGAACGGTTGAAGCGAGCCCGGCTTCCCATCAATCTCGACCACGCCAGTCGGTAGCATCTTCCGGCCAACGGCCAACGCCATCTTGTACGCGGCCTCGTCGATCTGTGCCCGGAACGTATCCGTGCCCGTCACGGTTTTATAGAACCACTGCGTTCCATTCGGGCCGTCGAGCAGCATGTTGGGCTTCGATCCACCAGCGACCGACTTGCCCGTTTTCTTGAGCAACGACGCGTCGATGTTCTCGATGAACTTGGTGTGCTCGGCGCTGAACAGGCCCGGCTTCGCAGTCGGGATGATGACCTTCGGAGTCGGCGTAGTCGACACGTCCGCTGACGGACTGCTGTACATCGGCGACACAGCGGACGGAGCGTAATGCTTCGCCACCTTTTTCTCGTGCGCTTCCTGCTTCTGCTGTTCATCCAGTGCGGCCTGTGCGTGAGAGTTCGCGGGCCACGGCAACGGAAGGAACAACGCCGCGTATGCGCGTGCATTGTTCTTGGTGATCTTCGAGTGTCCCTTGACGCCCGCCGCCTTGCACCACTGCTTGAACTGGCCGACGCCCTGCCAGCTATTCGTCTTGATCTTCGCAAACTTCTCAACCCAATCCTGCTTCCACTGGTCCGCGAACGTGTAGGACGCTTTCCATCCCGACTTGTCCACGTCCGCTTCGGCGGAAATGATCGACGCTGGATTGACCGCAAGCGCCCGCTTCTGTGAGCCAGCGGAGAACAGGCCAAGCACGTAAAAAATCTCCCCGCTCGAATCTCCCGGCGTCCAACCCGGCTTGCGGAGATACACGGACCCGACTGCGATGCCGATGTCCGTAGTACCCGCAACCTTGAATGCTTCGTAATACCCGACCGAAGAACCCTTCACCGTCTTGGAAACGGAGTACGAGTCCAAGTTCATCGAGCCGGTCTGCTTCTTCCAGTCCTGCTTCAACGCGTTCAGCATCCAGTAATCAAGGGGCACGAGAGCTTGAGCGGCCAGCTTATTCCACGCTTCCGTGTTGGCAGACGCCGGTACCGGCTTCGGTGCAGCGGTTGACTGTGTGTCAACCGTGACCGGGAGCGGGAACATCTGAGGGCCGATATATTTCGCGTAGACCCCCGCGTCAGGCTTCGCCGACACGACACCGATCAACAGAGCCTTATACAACCCCGTCTTTTCGCTCTTGAGCCACAAGTGGACGCCAGCCGCTTTCGACAAGTCCTCTGAGAAAAGCACGTACCCGACCACGGTGTACAGGCCATCGGGCAAGTACGCCTGTCCGGAAGTCTGAACTTGTGTCCCGACATTGGGGTACCCATGCTGACCCACGACTACGGACTGATCGAGCCAGCCCCAATACTTCGGCTTGGTGATCTCGCTGTATCCCTTGACCGCCGTGACGACGGCTTCCGCGCTGACCACGTACCCGACTTGCGTGACGTTTTTCGTCACGTTGCCGAACTGATACCCAAGCAGGACCGCCACGTCACCCTTACCGGGCTTCACGGTCTGAGGACCCTTCGAGCCGGTGTCCTGTGGGAGCGTGACTTGCACGTCCGTAGCCGCCGTTTCAGGATTGACCGAGTACACGCCCGACAACAGCGCAATGTTCCACGCGTGCGCGTCCTTGAGCGCCTTCTTGTCACGCTCGTGGAGTTCCGCATACCACGGCTGCGTTATTACTTCCTTCCAGTCATGCGACAGGGCCTTGATGAACACGCCATCGGTCTCGGACCCGGCCTTAGATGGATCACCGCCCGTCAAGCGCCCCGCGAAATAACGCGTAACCGACGACCCACCAACGTAGTCGCCAAGGTACTTTAGCGGAGTCGCGGTCATGCCCGACTCTTCCCAAAACTCACGAACCGCTGCGGCCTGCACACCCTCACCGGGATCGACCGTGCCCTTGGGGAATGACAGTGTGTAACCCGCGAAGTCATTGAACGGACGCACGAGCACAACACCTATCCCCGGCTGACTGGACATCTTCCCGCCCGACAACTTAGCCACGCTGTACGCGTAGTTCTCAACGAACGCGATGATGCCCGCCGACGCGTGCTTGCCCGGAAGGACTTTCTCGAACACCGGCTGCACAACTGGTTCAGTCTTATCCCAACCCGCCGGGGGGAAACTCGGAATCTTCGCGCCGCCCGGCAGAGACAGCCAGATCGAGACCGGCTGGTTTGTCATCTTCGAGAACGCCAAGTCGCCCGTCTTTTCATTCGCCTCAGTCTCGGTCTGCAACTTGAGCGACCAACTCGACAGAGAGACCGCGTTGACCTTCTTCCACTTGCTGTCCTTGCTGTAGTCCACCGACGCGAGCACTGCGGCCTTGGGCGCATCGAGCGCGTCAGACGGAACTTCCTTCATCCAGCCAACCACGCGCCAGACGCCATCCTGTCCAGCGCCGACGAGATACGTCCCGACCTTGAACGGGGCGTCCTTCTCGGACTTCTGATAGATGACACTGTGCTTGGTGGCGATGTCCTTCGCGACCTTGCCGAGTGCGTAGTTGACCTTCGGGAATGGTTCCGGGGTCCAATCCGGGAGCGGGATCGCCTCATTCAACACGGACTGCTCAGTCTCAACCAGAGTCACGTAATCGGCGTGGGCCTTAGAGACCGACTTCCAGTTGTACCCATCGCTCGGAGTCAACAGCAAGTATCCGTATGTCGTGTTGTACTTTCCCTGCAACCGGACAAAGCCGACGACCGTGGCGACGTACGAACTGCTCTTGAACTGGCGTTTCTCGCCAAGCGCAAACAGGAACGTGCCCATCGGGGCCGACGCGGGGGCTTCCGGGAACATCAAGTCCGTAGTCCCCTTGCCACTGGCGGGCTCGTCCTGCAACCACTTGAGAGCGCCGGGCGTGCCGAACAGATATTCGAGCGGCGGCTTGCCATCCGCGATACTGTCCTCACTGCCCGGCTCAGGCTTCTCACCGGGAGCGTACGAGGACGTTGCGGGACTGATATACGGATCGATGCTGATAACCGCAAAACGAACGTACGCAAACTTCGATGTCGCCTGAACCTCAGAGTAGACCGCGATGATCTGGTCAGCGGGAGTTGCCGCATTCTCAGTCACGAATTGCGCGACCGTACCGAGTTCACCGCCCGGCAACTGGATCGAACTGCCAATCCCGATTGACACACCGTCAGGAAGTTTGGTCGTCGCGATGTACTTATGCGGCGACAGGATGAGCACGTGCTTGACGAGCACTTCCAGCGACGGCTTCGCGTCGATCAGCTTGCCCTGTGTGTGGAACACGCCAACGTCGTACGTGCCTGCTTTGCCGGAATGCCCGAAGTCAAGGGGCAACTCAGCGGCAACGTAGTAAGGCTGGTCGTACACTTCGGTCGCCAGACCCGCGACGTACATGGGGGTCCCGTCGACTTCAATCAGCGAACCCGTGGGGAACTTCTGCTCAACCTTCTTGGCAAGTTCCGATTTCTTCGCTTCCCACTTCGACCACGGAATCATCTTCTCGGTCTTGACGTTGTGCGCGGCCAACGATTGCACGACACTCCACTCATTGAGTCCATCTAAGTTCGCCGGGGGCGCGAGGACGAGCACTTCCATCGAGTTCGCGAGTCGGACAACACCGTGGACGATCACTTCCTGCGGGTCGAAATCCTCTTCCACTACGGCCCAATGCTCGAACTGCTTGCCGTCTGCTCCCGCCTTGATCGCTTCGGCATAAAACTCATTCGTGTCGACAATGTTGATCTGCTTGGCACCATCCATCAACGCGCCGTGCTCTTGCTTGAGCAGCGTGAACACCTTCTCTGGTAGTGGCTGGTCAATCAGCGACGAAACTTCTTCGAGCGCGGCCACGTCAACCGGGACGACCTTTTCGGCCTCGATCAGTGCGGTCAGCTTCGCGTCGCTCGTGTGGTTGAACAGGCCCTCGTCGTCCTTCGTGAATATGACAATGTCCCCACCGTCATACTTTTCACCCGTCGTCGTGTCCGTGACCAACGACTTCACAAGGAACGCCTTCACGATCTCAAAGTACGTGCCGCTCTTGACGTGCTCGACCAGCGTTCCCTCTTCCAGATGGTAGTTCTCGTACTGCATTTCAATCGCTTGGTGCGCGGCAGTCGCCGACATGGGCTTGTACTTGAACTCGCCAAGTTCATCGCCGAACGTGTCCTTGATGAACTGCTGGATCGTGTACTCGCCGGGCACGTCCGACTCGCCCGTGTCTTTCACGAGAGCGGGCTGTTCCGCGCCTTTGATGTCGGTCTGCTTCTCCGGGTTCTTCGTTCCCGTCGTCGCGCCCGCGCCAGTCTTGACTGACTTACTGTCAACCGTGACTACGTCCTCTGGCTCAATAGCGTCCGCCCCGCCCGCACCGGACTTCTCGTCCGCGTACGCGAGCAGGGCCGGGTACACGTCCGACTCCGGGGACACGAGTATCAACAGCTTGTCGTAGTTACCCGCGCTGTACGCCAACACGGCGGCTTTGAACACCGGATGCGAATTGTCGGTCGTTTCCGCCCACTTGAGCGCGTCTTTGAGCAGAGGCAGGATCACGGCCTTTGTTTTCTGGTACCCGCGCCCAACATCATTCATCAGATCGTGAAGGTCGAACTCAAGGTCCGGGAACCCGTGATCCTCTGGATCATTGTCATCGTCGTAGCGACCGCCGTGGATGTTGAAATACGTATTGAACGTGTTGACCGCGTCGTTGTACTTCAACGGACTCAAGATCGGCTGGTGCAGAGGGCCGATGCGCTTGTACGGTGACACGTTGAGCGGCAAGAGCAGCTTCGCATCCACGTCCGCCATCGCCAGATACGCAACGAGCGTCGGCCACGCCAACTTCGCGGCAGACTTAGACGCCAGAGAACTCCACGTGTTGAGCTTCAACGCCTCATCGATCAGCGCCGTCTCAAGATCGTAGTCCTCTCCGGACTCGAACAGCGAGAACAACTCGCGCATCTTCTGACGCATCGGGTCCGGGGCATGGAACCGGCGATAGAGCGCGTTACCGACCGCCGGGGCCGAATCGCCGAACGCCCGGTTGATCTCAAACAGCTTGCCCGTCGCACGGACATACTCGTCAACGAACTTCGCGGCCTTGCGCGGGTCAAGGTCGTACACGTACCGCCACGCGCCAGCCTGAAACGCCGCGTACACTCGGTCTGGTTCCATCGAGAATAGTTCAAGGACCGGGTCCTCTGCCAACAGGCCCTTGCTGGAATACTCGTGGAACATCTTCGCGAACCACCGCTCGCCCGCCTCACCACCGTGAAGCAACCACGACCGGGTAGCGGGGCCGTCGACTTCGGTACGGAGCGCATCGCACTCAGCGCAATACCGGAGCCGGTTCACGGTGAAGAAGGAATTGGCCTTTGACACAACGTCAACGGTGATCGACCCACTCGACAGGGCTTCCGCGACCGCCAGACCGTGAACGTCCTCAAGCGCACGTGCGGGGTCCCGATGCAGGGTCAGTGCATCGCGAGCAATCTTCTGGATCGAGCTAGGGACGGTGAGCGTCAGCATGGCAGACAGTATAGTTTCCTCTTGACCGTAGTAACGTCTGTGTTACGCTTCCATCCACGGCAGCAATGAATAGTTGCTGCCTCGCCCTTGACCCTCGGTGATTCGCCTCACCGGGGGTCATTCATTTTGTCTCTTGGGTGACGCTCCCTGCCTTGATCGCTTTCGCCGGATTCAATAGCACCACTTCCCCCGGTTCACCCTCATTCGAGACCGTCACAACGCCGTCGTACCCGGCCTTCATCAAAGCGCGGGACAGAACCTTCTTTGTCTTGCCACCGAAGAACGCCGACACTCGATCTTTCCAGTCGTACTTGGTCCCGTCGCTGTACGACTTCAACACCAGCGGATTCAGAAGCGTCGCCGTCCCGCGTTCGTAGTGACCCGGCTTATCCTTATTGATCCGGGACGCAAACTCCGGGTCGTGCAGAGTTGTCACGAACATCCCGGCAGGCTCAAGATGCTGCTTGAACGTCGTGCCAAAATCCGGTGACTTCTCCCGGTTGTGCAGGAACTCGAACGTGACCGCTTTCCCGGTAACGAATCGCAGACCCTTGTTGACGCCATACTTCTCCACGCCTGTAGTAAGCAGCAACGCGTCCTCTTCCGACTCATTGGTTCCCTTCGGCGGCGGCATCTTGGGCCACTTGATGTCTTTCTTCGGCGGCAGGAACGGCTTCTTGGCTTTCGGATCAGGAAGCGGGATCACCTTCGGATTATAATTGGTGACGCCCGGCGAGCCCTTGGGCTTCTGTGGATCAGACTTCGGCGGGTACTTCGCGGCCACCGATCCACTCTTGGACTTCGGCTCGTCCAGATACTTCGCGGCCAGCGTCCCCACGGGTTCTTCGACCGGCGCGGGCCAAGGTGTCGGTGCCTTGGGGTCATTGTAGTCCGCCGTCTCTGCGTCGAGTTGCTTCTTGATCCACGCAATACCTTCTGGATTACGCAGTGGCCGCGTCAGTATCTTACGCCCGATCTTGGCTGCTTGAGTTCCGACCACACGACCCCACACTTGCGGCGCAAGGTCCTTGTCGTTGTCGATGGTGAAGAAGTTCTTGAGGCCGAACAGCTTGACGTAGTCGCCCGCGTGACGCTGTGAACCGTACCACGCGTCCTTGACGAAACTATCTGGCACGTCACGCCCGCCCGCGTTCGCACGCTGGATGTTCCGGCGCATCGCTGTGTTGAGCCCCACGTCGACGAACACCGCATAGGTGTCGTATCCGAGTTCGCGAAGTTTCTTGACCGGGACCGCGACACGGTCGTATGCCCATCCGGTCATGTCGATCACAATGCCAAGGCGTCGCCCGGCGTAGTGGCGAAGTTCTTTGTCCCGAAGATCACGGGCCTTGCTGAACAGGGCATACTCTTTGCCAGCGTCCGACATCGGAATCTTCGCGGACTTCAAGAACCGTTCAAAGTGCGCGTCTGCGTTGATGACCTTCAAGCCGGTGCCGGGGAACATCGCATCGATCACGACGCCCTTTCCAGCACCGCCAGAGCCAAGCACAAAGATTGCCTTGAGAATATGCTTGTCGTAAATGCTTTCCGCGACCGGCGACGCGAAGGCTTCCACCAGCGGGGAGACTTCATCGAGTGGCGCGTCTGACAGAGCGTCAATCGCGAACCACACGTCCTGTTGCTCTTCCAGCGGGAGTTGTGGCAACGTCCGGGTTGTGAACGTCGGTGCATAGACCGCGTACCACTGGCCCGGCACGAGGGATTCGACAGGGATGTAGTCGCCAATGGGTTTGAGCGTGTGGCACGCCTCAAACTCTCGCTCGACGTTAGCAATCGGATCGACGACCCGCATTGTTAGCTCCGCTTACGCATCGCCAGCGCGGCAAGCGCGGGGCCAGACAAAGGTCCAGCACGTCCGGGCATCTTGTTCTTGGCTCGCTCGTTGATTTCTGCGGGGTTCCAATCCTGCGCGGCGGTATCGCCCGCGTTCGGCTTGGAGAGTTCGACCAGTTGACGCACTGTCAGCTTCACCGGCTTCGCCACGACCGGGGCACGCGAATGCCCCATGTAGTTCTCAATCAAGTCTTGCTCTTCGTCTGTCGGGGGCGCACTGACCGGGTTCCCCGTGGGCATGTCCGCGTCAAAGACAGGATTGGACCGGGCGGGAGCGCCCTTCGTGTGGGTGCCCTTCACGGGAGCGCCCTTCGTGTGCCCCAACCGTCGCGCCTGAATGCGACCAGCGGCGGACGCGATAGATTCCATCGCGTCCTGTTGAGCCGTGCTTGCCAGCTTTGGCAGCGACCGGGCGGGAGCGCCTTCTTCGAGAGGCTTGTCGATAGGCATAGCCATCCTTTGTAGCAAAGGGGACGCGAGTTCATCGCGTCCCCTCTGTGTAAATCATGCTGACGCGATTGTTACTTGCTGCCGTTCAGCGCGGGCTGGTACTTCTTCGTGGCGATCATGCGTGCCGCGAGGCCAGCGCCGGTGCTGTTCTCGGTCATGGGCGGATGCGCCGGGACCGGAGCAACGTCGGTGACTACCCTGCCGTCCGTGCCCGTCGATTCCAGCTTCTTGCCCTTGCCCTTCTTCGCGGCTGCGGACTTGACGGCTTTGGCCTTGGCGGCTGCGCCCTTCGCGGCAACAGCTTTCTTGACCGCGCCGGGCTGCTTGGGGGCCTTCTTGCCCTTGATCTTCTTGGCCTTCTTCGCCAGTTCGGCCTGCTTGCGGGTGCGGTACTTCGTCCACACCTTCACACCGCTGCCGGTGCCGCTGCCGTAACCGGGAGCGTGCTTCTCGTAGTCGCCGCCGCGATAGCCTGCGCCCTTCTGTCCGCCTTGGTCGGAGAATCCGCCCTTGGCCTTCGGGGTGCCGGGGCTGCTGGCCTTGGCACGCTTGATTGCCTGCTTGGCGATCATCGCGCCCAACATGCGGTTGACCATCGCGGGGCCTGTGCCGCCGGTTGTCTTGAGAGCGCCCTTGTGGACCTTCTTGAAGTCGCCCTTGTTGAACTCGTCAAGGCTCGACTCGTCCTTGCCGTAGTCAAACATGGTGGCTTCCAGCTTGCCCTGCAAGCTGTCATGGTCGTGCTCGTTGACCATATGGAAGTCGAACATGTTTGCCATGTCGTCCATGTCGACCGTTTCGGCCAACACGTCGCCGGTGAGGGTTTCGATGGTGCCCAACACAGCACCCTCTTCACCCTTCTCGGCTTCGACGAAGCAGTTCAGTTCGGCGTCAAACTTGATCCAGCCCTCAGCGGACTCGATCACGCCCTTGGTTTCGGGGTCGGCAAGAAGCGCCTCGAACACGTCGTCAAAATCAACGTCGTCGATGAAGCGTTCGATGACCTCAGCCTGCAAGGTGGGTTTGCCGTCCTTGTCGACGAGATGAGCGGACACCGACTCTTCGGTATCCTTGTGTACGGGCGCGGTGATTACGATTGGCACGGCGGTCTCCCTTTGACGCTGGTCGTTTATTCTCTTCCGGGTACGTGCTGCCAGTTTAGCTCGAACCCTTTTCGTAGTCTACAGAGTTTTGACACAATGTCAGGATGCGACCGCCATCGCGGACTC